GTTCTTTGTGACGAGGTTGATCGATACCCTGTTAGTGCGGGTGAGGAGGGCGACCCAATCTCTCTGGCGAAGCGCAGAGCGGCTACGTTCTGGAACAGGAAGATAATCGAGGTATCAACCCCGACCAATCGGGGTGCCAGCAGAATCGAGTCAGCCTATGAAGAATCCGACAAGCGTAAATTTATGGTCCCTTGCCATGACTGTGGCGAGAGGCAGGAACTTTTGTGGGCGAATGTCCAGTGGACCGATCCGAAGAACCCGCATTATGCTTGCTGTCACTGTGGCTCCTGCTGGACTGATGCACAGCGCAACCGTGCCGTCACCAAAGGCGAATGGGTCGCTTCAAGGCCGTTTAATGGCATTGCTGGATTCCATCTTAGCGCCCTTTATTCACCTTGGGTCGTTTTGGCTGATGCGGTTGAGGAGTTTCTAGCCGCCAAAAAAGACCCTATGCGCCTCAAGACCTTCGTCAATACCTTCTTGGGCGAGACTTGGGAGGATCAGGGCGAGGGTGTTGATGATGTGGAGATTGCCAAGCGGCGCGAGGATTACGAGCAGATGCCAGATCAGGTCGTGCTTTTGACGGCTGGTGTGGACGTTCAGGATGACCGCTTGGAGGTCGAGGTGGTTGGCTGGGGTGCTGGCGAGGAAAGCTGGTGCATTGATTACAGGGTCTTGCACGGAGATCCATCTTCACCACAATTGTGGAAACAGTTGGATGAAGTGCTGTTGCAGACATTTGAGCATCCGATTGGCAAGCCGATGATCATCCGCTCGACCTGTGTGGACTCTGGCGGGCATCACACGCGGGCGGTTTACAATTACGCGAAGACGCGGGCTGGTCATCGAGTGTTTGCGATCAAAGGTGTCGGTGGTGAGGGCAAGCCGGTTGTTGGTCGCCCCAGCAAGAACAACATCGGCAAGGTCGCCTTGTATCCCGTGGGTGTGGATACGGCGAAAGAGTTGTTTTATGCGCGCCTGCGGATTGACGAGCCGGGGCCTGGCTACTGCCACTTCCATGAGCGGCTCGACGATGAGCACTTCCGACAATTGACGGCGGAAAAACAGGTTATTCGTTATCATAAGGGATATCCGAAGCGCGGATGGATAAAGACGCGCACCAGAAACGAGGCGCTTGACGTTAGAGTTTACGCGATTGCGGCGCTTGCCATTCTAAATGTGAACTTGGATAACATTGCAAAAAAATATTTTTCGGATATAGATAAGGATGAAGACTTGCAGGCTTCACGCAACGAGGCCAATCCGCTTGCCAATGCTAGGGCAGCGGCACGGCGCAAAGGCGGGTTCGTGAATAATTGGCGGTGATGGATGGCTAATCTTTTCGATGTAGCAAGCGCACCAGAGGGTTCTCCCGAAACTGTGGTCGTGGGCGACTTCATTCAATGGAAGCGTAGCGATCTGGTGGGGGATTATCCTGTCGCCACACACTCAGCCACTTATGTGGCGCGCATTACTGGGGGTGGCGCTAACGAAATTCAGGTGACTGCCACCGAAAGCAATCCCAGTTATTATCTTTTTACCGTAACGAGCGCACAATCGGCGGACTTCGTTCCGGGGTATTATCACTGGCAATTGGAAATTACTGAGACGGCCAGCGGCAATCGCATTGTTGTCGATAGGGGGAATTTCACAGCCATCCCAGACCTGGATGTAAATAATACAGATCCGCGTAGTCACGCTGAAATCATGCTGGATAAGATTGAGACCATTCTGCAAGGTCGAGCCGATAGCGATGTTAGTTCTTATTCTATCCAAGGTCGCTCCCTCTCCAAGATGTCAATCAGTGACCTGATTCAATGGCGAGATTATTATCGCCGTGAAGTATTGAATGAGCAGAGAAAATCGGATGCATTACTTGGCCGCCAAACCAGCACAACCGTGAAGGTTAGATTCCTATGAGCATTTGGCGTGAGATACTGGGACTTCCCGTCAAGCCCAAGGCCATCCAGCGCCGCAGCTATCAGGCTGCGAACACTGGGCGGCTATTTGCCGACTTCACCTCATCCAATCGCAGCGCCGACAGCGAACTGCGCACCGATCTCGTCCTGATGCGGAATCGCTCGCGGGAATTGGCTCGTAATGATGTTTATGTGAAGCGTTATCTCGCCTTGCTCAAGACGAATGTTGTTGGCGACCAAGGGATGACCCTGCAAGTCAAGGCCCGTAATACTGACGGCAGCATGGATGTGATCGGCAACGGCATCATTGAGCAGGCATGGCGTCAGTTCGGCATGAAGGGCAATTGCACGGCTGACGGACGGCGGTCTTGGGTCGATTTACAACAATATGTGATCGAGTCTGTCGCCCGTGATGGCGAGGCTTTCATTCAAGTGGTGCGAGGCAACCAATTCCCGCACGGCATCGCTTTTCACCCGCTTGAATCTGATCTGATCGATGAACAGAAGAATGGCCGCACCAAGAGCGGCAATCGGATTCGCATGGGTATCGAGGTGAATCTCTATGATCGCCCGGTTGCTTACTGGGTGCGTAAGCAGCATCCCGGTGATTACGATATGTCGAGCTATCGGAGCGCCGAGACGGTTCGGATTCCAGCCGAAAACATCATTCACGTTTACGAGCAGATCAGGGCTGGTCAGACACGCGGGGAGCCGTGGATGGCTCCGGCCATCAGCCAGTTGAAGATGCTCAATGCGCATCGTGAGGCTGAACTGGTGGCGAGCCGGATGGCCGCTTCCAAGATGGGGTTCTTCATTAGCGAAAGCGGTGATGAAGTGCCTGCCGACGATTACGACGGCAAGGTTCCGATTATTGATGCGGAGCCAGGTGCGTTCCACCAGCTACCGGCTGGCGTGGACTTCAAGCCATTTGATACGAGCCACCCATCCTCTGCCTTCGCTGAGTTCGAAAAGGGCATCTTGCGCGGTCTGGCATCTGGCCTGGGCGTATCCTATGCGTCACTGTCGAACGATCTTGAGGGGACTTCCTATAGCTCGATACGCCAAGGTGCGTTGGAAGAGCGGGATGCCTATAAGCGGGTGCAGAAGTTCCTGATGGAGCACTTCGTCATTCCGGCCTATTCCAAGTGGCTCTATCACGCGATGGGCTTCAATGTTGTGCCGATCCCAGCCCCTCGCTTTGATAAGTTCTTTGATGCCAGTGTTTTCCGTCCGCGTGGCTGGCAGTGGGTCGATCCGCAGAAGGAAATCAACGCTGCGGTCACTGCGATGCACAATGGCATCATGTCGATGCAGGATGTATCGAACCAGTATGGCCGCGACATCGAAGAAACCTTCTCTCAGATCCAGCGCGACTACGAGCTTGCTGACAGCCTTGGCCTGAGCCTCGCGTTCCAGCCGTTCGGGGGCAATGAGGCGGCGAAGCCAATGCCGGAGGTGCCGACAGATGGCGAGCTATAAGCCGACTGAGGGTATGGTCGAAGAGGCCCAGCGCGGCCTTGATTGGCGGCGTGAGTTCGGTCGCGGCGGCACTGAGGTCGGCATTGCCCGTGCGCGTGACATCGTGAACGGCAAGAACCTTTCGGACGATACCGTTAAGCGCATGTATAGTTTCTTCAGTCGCCATGAGGTCGATAAGGACGCTGAAGGCTTCCGTCCCGGTGAGGATGGCTACCCATCGAACGGGCGCATTGCCTGGGCACTTTGGGGCGGCGATGCGGGGTATTCGTGGAGCCGAGATAAGGTGGCAAGTATGGAGCAGAATAGGGCGGCGCCAGACGAACTCAAGATAGGCGATTTTGTATCGTGGGATTCTTCCGGCGGTAGAGCACAAGGTCGCATTGAGCACATTATGCGTGAGGGTGTGCTGGGTGTCCCAGATAGCGATTTCGCTATTCAGGCCACTGAAGAAGATCCAGCCGCGCTCATCCGTATTTATCGTGATGGCGAAGAAACTGAAACGCTGGTCGGCCATCGCTTTTCTACTCTGACCAAGATTTCGGAGATTAGACAATATGAAGAAGCTAGGCCGTATCCTAACGAGCATGCTGCGAGACTTGTCGATCCTAGTAAGTTTGATGACTTTCGGCGTGATGCTGACGCTGGTGGCAGCGGGATTGATTTTATTTACGGTATTCTGGCTGCTGGCGGCAGTGAGTTACAGTCTATTCGATTTGATAAGGACAAGTATACTGCCGCAGAAGCGCGGGCTTGGTTGAGTGAACACGATTTTAACGCTATAAAGTTCGAAGAAGCCACTGAGGAACGTGCTGTGGAAGAGACACCAGAAGTTGCCATTGAGGAGCCTGTAGAGGCTTCTGAGGCCGTTGAGATCACTGAGGAGCAGGACCGCAAGGCTGCGCCTGAAGTCGTGCATCGTGCGATGGACATGGAAGCCAAGATCATCGATGAAGAGAAGCGGACTGCACACATTGCGGTTTCGTCTGAGCTTCCCGTCGAGCGTTCCTTTGGTAAGGAAGTGTTGGTTCACGAAACCAATGCAATTGACCTCGCTTTTCTTGCGTCTGGTCGGGCACCATTGCTGCTCGATCATGACATGGAGCGCCAGATTGGCGTGATTGAATCCGTGAGCCTGTCTGAAGATCGCAGACTCCGAGCCAAAGTCAGGTTCGGTCGGTCTGCGCTCGCTCAGGAGGTCTTTCAGGATGTTGTCGATGGTATCCGTTCGAATATTTCGGTCGGCTACCGCGTCAACGAAATGACCAGAGATGATAAGCAGCGGGATGTCTACCGCGTAAAGTCTTGGTCGCCCCTAGAGGTATCCGTAGTTTCGATCCCGGCTGACCCGTCAGTTGGTGTGGGACGTAGCGCGGCTGCTCTCGAACCCACCGTGGATGAGGTCGTTAAGGCCGAAGTCCGCATACAACCTTGCATCAAGATGGAGGCCAACATGGCTGACGAAGTGAATCTGGATGCGGTTCGGGCCGAAGCTGCTGAAGCTGCTGCCCGTAACGCCGCTTCCATCATCGAACTGGGTTCGCGCCACAACAAGCGCGACCTCGCTGACGCTGCTATCCGTTCCGGCAAGAGCATCGAACAGTTCCGTGGTGAACTGCTCGAAGTTCTCGGCAACGACAAGCCGCTTGAGAACACCGACATTGGCATGAGCCGCAAGGAGCGCAAGGAGTTCCGCCTGGTTCGCGCTATCGCTGCTCTCGCCAACCCGAATGACCGCCGCCTGCGTGAAGCTGCCGCCTTCGAATTCGAAGCATCGGAAGCTGCTGCCCAGCGTTATGGTCGCTCGGCTCAGGGTGTCATGATCCCGACCGACGTTCTCGGTTCGTGGAAGCGTGACCTGAACACCTCGGATGACAACGAACTGGTCGCCACCGACCTGCTTTCG